CTCAAGATAGAAAGATAGTAGTAAATGTAACTAAGCTCAATGTTATGAGCGGAAGAGTTACTCTTCTTCTTAGTAAACCATCATTTATATTTGATGATTTTATTAGATTGATGTATCCATATCGACCAACTGTTGGTGAGTATATAATTGAAGTTAAGGATTTGGAGAAAGTTATAGAGTGGATGAAACCATACGCTGAAATCGAAGTATTATGGGAAAAGAAATCAAAGGATGTGTATGAAGAGTGGAAGAATGCTCCAGATATTCAAGTGGATATTAGGAAGTCTTGGTGTATTATTAAGTTGGGAATGAAGATGCGGGGCAGTTTGTATCTCAATCAAGAACTTGCATCATTCACTCAAGATGTGATTAGTAAGGAATTAAGATTTGCTGTAGCTGAGTTGCATAAGTTCCCAACATCAGTTAAAAAGCTATATGGTGATGTAACTATAGTTTATAGTGAAGTAGCACAAGCTGAACTATTGAAACAATTAGAAAGAAGAAGTGTATTAGCTGAATTAGCTAATGCTATGGATACTGAATGGCCTAATCCATTTACTCAACCTGGAATGGATTTAAAAGGTCATCAAAGAGTTGCAGCTAAGTTCTGTTCATATTCAGATAATCGTGCAATTATTGCATATGACATGGGAACAGGTAAATCTCCTACATCAGTAGGAATTGCTGAAGCTCATGAAGAATGGGAAAGGGTGGTAGTTATATGCCCGGCAAGCTTAAAAACAAATTGGAAGCGGGAAATTTTTAAGTTCACAGGAAAAGAGGCTATCATATTCCAAGGAGTTGAGCCGGATGAATTGGCAATTGAATATCTAGTTGATAAGAAGTCTAAGTATTTTATTATCAATTATGATATCATCGGAAGGAAGTTTGGAGAAGTAGTTAAGGATGGTAAAGTGGTTGAGAAAGGTGTGCAGCCTTGGGTAGAGCTATTCAATGCTGTAGGGATTGACCTATTCATCATTGATGAAGCTCATTATATTAAGAATTTAGATAGTAAGAGATCACAAGGCGTACGTAATTTGAAATTTAGTCATGTATTACCAATGTCTGGAACTCCAATTGTGAATCGGCCAATGGAAATCTGGCCACTTCTAAATATTGTAGATCCAGTTGCATTCGCTTCAGCAGAGCAATTTAGGCAACAGTTTGTAGATTTTGAAGGTAAGCCTAAGAATGTAGGGAAGCTACATGAGTTGATGCTTCCATATATGATTAGACGAACAAGAGAAGATGTGTATGGTAAGTTGCATATTGAGAGAATCCCATTCACAAAGGAATTGGGCAAAGAAGCTAGAGCTAGATATGAAAGAGTCCTGGCAGGGATTTATGAGAGTCTAAGAGATAATCGTGAATTCAATGTCACTAGTTTCCTAGCTGAGATTATGAGATGTAAGCAAATCTGCTCATATGATAATCTCCAAGCAACAGTGGATTTAGCAGTAGATGCATTTGAAGAGACAGATAAGAAGGTAATTATCTGCTCACAGTTTAAAGATTCGCAGTATGCAATTAAGCAATTGCTGGGAGATTCAGCGGAAGTAATTAATGGTGATGTAAGTGATGATTTTAGATATATTAAGAAGGATGAGTTTCAGGATAAGGATTCATCGCTTAAATTCTGGATTACCAATATCCCAGAAGGATTAACTCTAACTGAGGCTCATACTGTAATCTTCAATGATCTATGGTGGACACCAAAGGATCATCAACAACTGGAAGGTAGAGCATTTGGTAGAATCAACGATCCACATGGAGGTAATGCGTATTATCTTCAGAATGAAAATACAATTGATGAGTTCATTAACCAACTATTGCTAGATAAGATGGCAATTGTAAATGAGATGGTAGATGGAATTAGAGTTAGTTCAGAGAGTGAGGGAGATATCGTTAAACAACTTATTGCACATTTGAAAGGATTTTGATATGCCATATTGGCTCAACACACTTATCACGTTTGCTTCTGGTTGTATAATGGGGTATAGTTTTCATGCATTTAAAGTAAGTAATTGGATTAGAAAGAATATGAATTCGATTGAAAGTGTAGAGGCTCTTAGAGTATTACGGAAGATTAATAATCTTTAGGCTCGGCGAGGATAAAAACGGAGCCGTAGGTGCGCATGGAGCGCAAGCGACGCGCACCACGGCCAGAAAGAAGAAACCTGCACGAAAGAGATTTTAGCCTGGCCGGCAACAGAACCCAGCACAACTTACCACGAAAAGCGCAGTTGACTAATGTTAATTCCAATTAAACGTATCTATCTAACATCTGGTATAGAAGTAGAAATCTTAATTAATACTAATTATATTATTAAAATTTCTCCAACTGATCCAAAAGAATTTGAAAAACCTGTAACTAGAATTCTATTATGCTCAAATGTATCTAGTGATCCAGATATCATGTATACTAACGAATCAATTTCGACAATCAAAGGCAAACTAACCAAAGCTAGAAATAAGAAACAGGAGGAAGAATAATGAAAATCCGAATCATAAATAAACTATCTCTCCAAACTTGGTTCAGCATAGATATAGCGTCTCCAACAATGACATTGGAAGAAGCTAAGGAAGTATTTCTCAATCGTTATTTCATATTCGAGGAGATAAATGAGACGCCTAATGCTGATTCGTCTAAAGTTCTTCCACATCTTGATCAAAATATCAGAAGCAATTAATGATTATGTAGCTGCAAGAATTTAATGCCACTTGACAAAAATGGGGGCTAGTGCTACCTTGCTATAGGTGACACTGGTCCCCATAGTCATATATACACCTAAATGATCGGAGATAGTCAAATGTCAATCCTTTTGCATCTAAAAGGAGTAGTGATCTCTAATATGAAGGATGAGATTCCTGGATTAAAGCAAGCAACTCTTGATCTGATCAATAATATTGATTCAGATTTGGATGGAATTGAACAAACATATGATGAGATTGAGTGGTCAGATGAAACTCAAAAGGCATTGGCTGCTTTTGATAAAGTGCTAGTAGGTGAGGAAGAGTCACCTTATATTAATAAGGATAATGAAGAGGATATTGTTGAAACCGATAGGTTGGAGGGATTAGGAGATGTTGACGACGAAAACAAGAACTAAATGGGATAATGTAACTATTAAGTTACGTTGTCCGGAAGGAACAGCATTTATTGAGATCGCAGAAGAGTATCCTGGCAAGATCAATCGTATATCTATTACGATTGGGAAGGCTGGATCTTCTGTAAATGCTCAAGCATATGCGATTGCTGAGTTAACTACTGAGCTATTTAATCTAGGCAAGAGTATCAATGATGTGATTGCAAAGCTAACTGGAATAACTTCTGATAGAGTTGTTCGTGCAGAAAGTGGAGTTGATGTCAGAAGCATTCCTGAAGCATTGATTCTAGCATTGCATCAATATAGATCGACAGTTCCAACAACTAGAGTCTCTAGATTCAGAATCAAACGGAATAGATGATTGAACTATCAATAATTAATCGAACAGCTAAGATAGTTGTCATTACTTTCTTGCGTGATGATATAGGAATTGGCTCCATGAATCTTTATGGTGAAGAAGATATGGAGCTAATTCCTATATTACGCGAGGCTATAGATAAATACAATGGACGAATCGCAGAGCGACTTAATCCAAGAGCGCAAACGATTACTGGAGGGGATGATAGCAGAAGCAGAAGTCATGTTGAGAACAAATAAGAAGATATCTCAATATGATTTAGTTTGTATGTGGTTAGCTATTACTTCTACACAAATTCCTCCTATAGTATCAGCTAATGCAGTTAAGGTATTAAAGGTAATAACTACAGAGATATTAGATGGTTATTTAGAAATAGAAAGACGAGATAAAGAGAATGGAGTGGTTAAGAAGGATCATCTTAAATTAATGTAAGATGCCATTAACAGTTGAACACCAACTAGAGATAGATGCTTTGATAGAATCTATTAGTCTAAGCCAAATTATTGGACACCATTCGGCAGCAATAATTAAAGTTTCACAGAAAGATGCAGGAAGATTAACTTTAGATGAGGAACAATCATTAGTTCCTTATGTAACTAGAAGATTTAGAAATAAATTATATGAGCTATTATCTGAGTCAAAGCAACGAGAAGATAATCAAGCCATTCACGATCATTCTATCAAAATCGAAAGGGGAAGTGAGACTGGACACATACTCCCCGGCGAGGTTGATATACCTTCTAAGAGCGGGTGCTAATACTAAATATCCCGAGTTGAAGAATTGGATATTCAAGATTAAGCATGATCATGTATTGGCAATTCCAAGAGATCCAACTATTGAGAATGAAGTAGAACATCCTGATTATCTAGATTATGTCGATCTAGTTAATCATCTTATCCAGACTAAGCCAGATAATATTGTCTATACAAATGCATTCTTAACTGAAGCTGAAATGGCTAAGTTAATTAATACAGCAACTAAGTTAGGATACTCGACAATAGAAAAAACGGATAAAGGAGTTAAGATTAAAAAATGAAAACAGTATTTATAGTTAATCATTCTGGTCAGCATTCATACGAAGCTGCCAAAGAAAAGGGTGAATTGGTGTATCTAACTCGTGGGTTCATTGACATTGCAAATGATTTGAAATCTATCGTTCATTCCATAGAATCACTAATTGCAACGTCAGAGCCAGAGGATTACTTACTGTTATCCGGGAACGGTTTACTCTGTGTTATGGCATTTGATCTATGGAAAAGAAAGCATGGCAAGGTGACCGTGCTACATACGATCAATTCCGGGCGGAGCTATACCGAACATGAGTTCAACTAGAAGTGAAAGTAAAATACGGAAACATGTAGAGTTCTCAAAAGATGATTATGAGTGGTTTATAGCTACACATCATGTTGGTGATGATACATTGCGTACAGGATTCTCTGCTGTTATAGCAATGTTATTACATAACTATAGAACTGTCTGCGAGAATCCAGCAGACTTTCCACTAACAGGAGTAGCATTAATTGATACAACAAAAGAAGCAGCAAAGGAGACGAAAAAAGAACTTGATAGCGTTAGAGATTTGGACAATAGCTAAAGAATTGATGGATTTGAATGGTATTAAGTGGCGGAAAGTTAATCGTGAATTGATTATTGAGGCACCATATAAAGGCGAATGGTTGCTTAGTAAAGAGCTTATTGATGATGATATTAATAGCAGAAGTTGGCCTCACTTATATGAAATATGAAATTCTTTGATCATCCAAATAAGTGGTTCATGGCTAAGTTCGATCGTTATGAGCCTATTATTCAAGATCATACGGCGATGAATATTGCCAAAACCTGTAAGAGAAAGTATTTTTACAGGATCGTATTAGGTTTTACCCCCCGCCAAGAAAAGTACCAAACTGTATTTGACTTTGGTACTGCCTACCACAAGTTAAAAGAAGTTCTGCGTCGTACTGGTAATATTGGTGAGGCCATTCAGGCTGCTTCCCGATTACCAATTCTATCTCCAAGTCCCGTTAAAAAGTTTCATTATCTAACTAAGGCTGCCTTAATGAAGGCGGCTCATGTTGCTAATGAACAATGGGAAAAAGATCAAGAACAAAAGAAGATTAAATTAATTCCAGACATGATTGAACAGCCACTTAATGTTCAACTGCCTGATGGATCTTTTGTTGGTGGTAGATTAGATGCTGGTGTAGAATGGATGGGACAAATCTGGGATGAGGATGATAAAACATCTTCTAAAGATGAAGAAGGATTTGCTTCCCAGAAAGCTGTAGATGATCAGACAACTCGATACATTTACATGCTTACCAAGCTTCATGGTGATGATATTGGTGGTATTATCTTCAATGTTCTTCATCATAACTATACTGAGAAGAATGGCTTAAAGATGTGGCTAAATAAAGTCACATTCCAACGTACAGATAGACAACTTAAAGAATGGGAAAGAGAGCAGATTCATTTCAATAAAGAGTTAGCTCTTGCTCGTGAGTCAGATATTTGGGTTAAAGAAGAACATAATTGTGCTTGGTGTCCATTCATGTGGGTATGCAAGCAATCAAATGAAGCTGCACAAATGGCTAAGTTAGAATCTGATTTCAAATTACAGCCCTGGGATTTTGAGAAGGTTGAGCAGGGGGGAGAATGAGTAACTTCGATAAAGAATTAGAAGATAAGTTATTAGCAATTGGTTGTTTTCCAGATTGGGTTGATACAGATTTTGCTGGAGGTTTAGGAATGGAATTTTCGATAGCGTGGAATAAAGTTCCTGAATTTTGTAGAATACTTAAGGAATTTTATCATACTAGGATAGAGAATAAAAAATGAAAATAAACATTGAATTTGATGAAGATGAATTAACTAGATTGATTATTAATAAACTAGAAGATATCTTAAATGTAACTCTAACTCCCGAAGATATTAAAATTGAAGTTAAATCTACACAGAATTATAGATCAGAGTGGGAGAAAGCTAAGTTTAGAGCTAGAGTAATTAAAGGTGGAGAAATAAATGATCCACTTAAGTGAAAAACCAAAATGTCCTTGTGGTTCGCTTAGGCCACAGGAAAGTGATTATCTAACTAAAGCCAGATACTTAGAAAAATTAAGAGAATGGAAGATGATTCATCATATTCATCTTTATAGTATCCCACGAGAGAAGTTAATGGAGTTAATAAATGACCCGTCTAAATGAAGTTCCAACTGGAGAATCTATTACAGGATGTTTTTATGGTGGTGCAGGTAAAGGTAAGACATGGTGTATGGGTACAGCAGGAGATAGAACTTTATATTGTGATGTAGAGAATCGTTTAGCTACAATACAATCTAAAGCATTTCAATCTAAGTTCAAGTTCAATCCACTTCTAATTCAAGTATCAGAAGAACCAATTCCAGATGGTGGAGCTAAAGCATTAGCGGAATTAACTAGACTTATTAAGCAGAATATTAAAGAGCATTCAACAGAATTTGATATCATAGAAGTTGATGGTGCGTCAGCATTGCGTAGATTTGCTAGAAATATGGGACTAGAGTTAAATGGTAAAACGGGTAAATCTAAATCGTTAGTTGACGCTCAAGTAGAAGGTGGTAAGATAGCAGCAATTGTAGATGGATTTCCGTATGCAGATATTACAAGACAGGATTTTGGTATTGAAATGGATCTTATTGAGAGATTCATTTACAGTATGAAAGAGTATTGTGCAGATGCAAAGAAGCATTTCTTTCTCACAGCACACGAAAGAGTTGAGTATCCACCGCCATCAAAGGAGAATCCTAGCCCAGAACCAAAATCAATTAGACCGGGATTCACCGGACAAACATTTCCAGATACAATTCCTGGCATGTTTGATTTAGTGTGGAGATTTGAATCAATTGGTGCAGCAGAACAGACACAGTTTTATGCTAGGACAATCGGTGATGAATCTAACTTTGGTGTAACAAGTGTAGGAACTAAGATAGTATCAAAGACTTGTTATCCAGGTGTATTCAAAGCCAAAGAGTATAATCCTAATATACTTGATATCATTAAACGAATTAAGGAGAGTAGATAAATGCCTAAAGGCAAATATAATCGAAAGCCGAAGAAGATTGATGTCCCAAAAGTTGAACCACCTAATACAAATATTGTTGAAGGATATAGTCCAGGTGGTGTAAAACTAGTTGAATCAACATATCGTCCACGAATGATGGTATTATGTATCTCAAAGCGATATTATTCTGATGGTTCTGTGGACGAAAGTGTAGAAACATATAACACTCATAGATAATGAACTTCTCAGATGCATTAAAGGAAATCAAATCGGGTCAAGATTTGAGACGTAAAGGATGGAATGGTAAGGGTATGAATGTTCATTATAGAGCCAGTAAAATACAAGGCGAATTACCATATCTTGAAATGACCACAGTTCAAGGAACATTAGTTCCTTGGTTAGCTTCACAAACTGATATTCTTGCTGAAGATTGGGAGTTTGCAACATGATAACACCAGAAATTGATAAACTATTTACATATCATGATCCGACAGAAGCAAGTATCATATATTTAAAAAATGTAAGAGAATCAGCTAAGTCTTTAGCAAATGTAATTAATGAAAACATTCCAGAATGTGCAGATAAGTCAGCAGCAATTCGTAAGCTTCGTGAATGTGTAATGACGGCTAATACGGCTATTCTTCTTAATCAATCTTAACTAATCCTCAAATGCCAAAGTTTGATTTCAATCCAGCCGATGCAGTTTCTGGTATTCCTGTATACCCGAAGGATTCATATGAAGTTGAATTGGGTGAGCCAGTTTCTTTCTATCGTGCAGGTAAAGATGGAAAGGCAGATAATTATGGTGTGATGTTCAAGTCCAAGATTCGTGATGGTAAGTTTGCTGGCAAGCCGACGATTATTAATTGTTACATGCACAATGAAGATTCACTCGGATTTACGAAGTCAGTTCAGATGGCTGCACTTGGATATACTCCTCGTAAGTCTGGTGAGGATGAAAGATTTAATGCAGATCATGGTACAGATGGTTGGGGAATTAATACTGACGATCGTACTTGTGATCAAGGTTGGCATAATATGAAGGGTCAGACATTAGTTTGGGATGCTGATACTAAGATTGATAAGAATGGTGAGCAGCAACAAGTTACTCTTGGTTATCGCCCTTTAGGTTCATAATAGAACGAGATTTAGATAGAGCATTCTTTGAGTATCGTGAATATAGATTAAGATATTTAAAGAATGATATGAAGATAGAATAAAATCATCTTAGGTAGTGTAGCCTCGCTCAAGATTAGTGAAGCTTACCAGCTAGAAATGAAAAAGTATCCCTATATAAATCAGTATGGTCGCATGGGATGACCCATCTAGTATAGCAATGTGCTAATTGAGAGATAAAAAGCAGCTACCTAAGATGATCTCGGACCCTTAGCTCAGTTGGTTAGAGCAGAATATGTTAGATAATCTTCTCTCCCTGTATCCTAATTATACAACTTGGTATGGTCCTACTTTTCATAAAAGTGAAGGTAGATATTATATCTATTTGTATAATAAGGATACAAAGAAGAGAACAACTATAGCTTACGCTAAAGCTATAATCCAATGTAAGCTTAATAGACTATTAAATAAGAATGAAGAAGTAGATCATATAGATAATAATAAAGTAAATGATACAGTAGAAAATCTACAAATTATAACTAAGTTAAATAATACAAGAAAAACAAGTTTAGACAAATACGTAGAAGTTACATGTATGTATTGCAGTAGAAATTTTAATAAATTAAAAAGTAGAGTTAGTAATAAAGTATATTGCAGTAACTCTTGTAGATTTGCTGCTAAGCGCGTGTAACTCAGCGGTTAGAGTATTCGCCTTATAAGCGAAGAGTCGAAGGTTCAACTCCTTCCACGCGCATAGGTTCAATTCCTTCAGGGTCCACTTGTAGTACAACATTCATGGAGAATTTATGGCAAAAGAAAATCTAATCGAGCTTGGCGATCTAGTAAAAGATAAGATAACTGGATTTGAGGGAGTAGTAACTGGATATACTAAGTGGTTAACTGGTTGTGATAGAGTAGTTGTGCAACCTAGACAATTAGGCGATAGTGGTCATCTAAGAATGACAGAATCATTTGATATATCTCAGATAGATGTGATTGAGAAAAATGTTATCAAATTGAACCAAAGAACAAAAGAAGAAAAGAAATCGGGTGGTCCAATGCCAACACCAAAACCTTGGTAATAAAATGCCCCTAAAATCTGGTTCATCCAAGAAAACAATCTCAGAGAATATCAAGAAAGAAAAAGCTGTCGGCAAGCCACAAAAGCAAGCAGTTGCAATTGCATTAAATAAGGCCGGGAAGAGTAATAAGAAGAGGAAGTAATATTCATCCTATATATAATGTACTATATATAGGATGAAGGGGTTCTAGTTTATGGAAAGGTTTCTTATTCTCCCCAGTATAAAATAACGAAACCTTACGCCGCCTTGGCGAAATTGGTAGACGCGAGGGACTTAAAATCCCTTTCTTAACAGAGTATCGGTTCGAGTCCGATAGGTGGCATATGACAGATGTTATAGGTATAGTTACACCATATTATTATGTATTTAGACGATTTTGTAAGAAGTATGATATAAATCATACTGAAGCTTTTTTTATTCCTAATGTAGGTTCTTCTTGTGGGTTATACTTTGATAGATTAATATTTACATGTGGATACGCTAAAATACATTGGGACGAATTAGATAGTATAGCAATGAGAACACGAAACGCAGCAGACGGTATAGGCTATCTTAGCTGTTGTCATTTAGATAAACCAGACGCACGAATATGATAATTAGAGCACATAATCATACAATAGTTCTATATATGACTGAGAAAGGAGATGTAAGAGTTAATATATCTCATGACGTACATATCAAAGAGCATATCAGTATGAGTTGGACAGAATTACAAGGAATAGGATTAGCTATTAATAGAAATATGCCTGAGCTTAAATATCAGCAAGGTTTAGAATAAATGGGAAAATCGTATTCAAGAATGACTAATAATAAAATACTAAGAAAACAAGTATTAGAGAAATATAGATGCCCAGATTGTAGAACTACAATAGAGATATTTAGACATAAGAATCACACAAAAGAAGAAGGACATAAGAAGTTTCTATTTTGTACTAAGTGTCAACATATAACTAATCATATTAGGATATGAGCCTAAATAATTATGATTATCATCTAATGTTGCGGGCAGCAAATGTCAAAGCAACTATTCATGAATTAAATATGATTCCCAAATCAGATATGGACCCAGAAGAGAAACTGATATATAAAGTAATGACAAATGAATTAGAGAAATTAGCCAATAAATTATGGCAAGATGGGATGGGTAGTACAAAGGGTGTTAATCGTTCACAACCTTTATTTGAAACTAAATGATCCATCTAACAAGTAATAAGGTAGCAATAACTCCAATTTTAGATCCTGATAAGACACCAGGTGGATTATATATTCCTGATATTGCTAAAGAACGAGCAGACCAAGGAATAGTAAAGTATATCGGACCTAGAGTTAAGGATATTAAGATTGGAGATTATGTTTTATTTGGTGGATATGATGGTACGACAGTTCGCTTGGAAGGTGAAGGAACATTTATTCTTATCCGTGAACCATTTATTAAATGTATCTTAGATAGACCAGATACAGATATTAATGGATTGTATTTTAGGAGTAAGATTGATAAGGATGAGCAGGAAGAGATTCGTAGAGAAATATTAGATGCAATTAGAGTAGCTATTGAAACTAATAATGTTAGTGATGATATAATAGACTCAATATTAGAAATATATGCCAAACATGATCCATATTTCACAGCAACACATGAAATGGCTATAAATCTAGTAGCAGAAGCATGGAAGGATCATCCAGTTAGAATTACAACTAGAGCTAATGATCCTAAGAAAGGAGATAAGATTCATGATAGAGCAATGGTAGATCACATTATAGAAGAGGAAGATGAATAATGACACAGTTCGTTGAGATTCTACTTATAAATGGCAGAAAGATTGGAGTAAATATAGATAATATTTTAGAGTTTGCTCCACATCCACAAGAAATTGGAGTATGTAATATTATAGTTAAAGTACCATCAGGTGGTGTATATCCAGTCAAGATGCCATATAGTGATTTGAGAAAGTTATTTATTCCTCCTGGAAGTGATTTAAAGTTGATTAATTAATGACAGCATTAATATCTAATAGAAAGGTCCCGCCATCGGGACCAGAAGATGCTGAAATCCTAATAATAGGTGAAGCACCTGGATATGAAGAAGACAAAGAGCTTATTCCATTTATTGGTGATGCTGGAAAGGAGCTTAATAGGGGATTGGCGGTTGCTGGATTTGACAGGAATAACATTCGTGTTACTAATGTGTGTAACTACCGTCCTAATAACAATAAGTTTGAGTTATTAGAGGATACTTGGCAACTTCAAGAAGGAATAAACGATGTCAAAGAATTCATCGAAACGCATAAATCTACACTTAAATTTGTCGTACTCTGCGGAGGGAAACCGCTCGAATACATCGGAAGAAAACACGGAATCGACAAGTGGCGATCTTCGGTCATCGAAGAATCTGGAGTTAAGTTCTTTTGTTCATATCATCCTTCCGCAATCATTCGAGATAGATCTTTATACAGTACGTTTACATTCGATTTTCGAAAACTTTACAGGTACGTTAAAGAGGGTTATAGAAAGCCCGAATATAGATTTAACATTAACCCAACTGGAACAGATCGTGAAGAAGCTCTCAGAGAGCTAGAAAGCCATGGACGATTATATATTGACATTGAGAGTGTTAAAGGAACTACTCATATATTGTGTTGTGGCTTTGCTAGTTCTCCTACCGAAGCAACCGTATTTAGTAATAGTAATTTTGGTTTTCTCGATTTTGAATTCCACTCTAGCTTATCTAGAATTCTTGAGAATCCTAAAATTGAGAAGTTTTATCATAACGGATTTGGTTACGATATCGAAGTATTAAGATTGAATGGTATAAATGTACAGAATTATGTATATGATACAATGATTGGTGCTCATGTACTAGAACCTGAATTACCTTATAGTCTAGCTTATCTTACAACTTTATACACAGATCAAGCTTATTATAAGGATAAAGGTAAGTCAGCAATTCCAGATGATGAAGAAAAAGGATGGAGTGAGAAAGTAGATAGACAAACATTGTACGAATATAATGCAACTGACTGTGTAGTCACAGCTAAGGTTGCTATTGAACAAATAAAAGAAATAAATGAGCGTAAACTCTGGAGAACATATAATTATAAAGCTTCTCTTATTCCCCTCGGACAAGAATTAAGTCGAAATGGATTAGAAGTATTTCAGGAACAAAGAGAGTTATTAAGAGAAGCAGTTAAACTAAAATGGAAATATTATCAGGAGATTCTTAATGGCATAGCAGGATTTAAAGTCAATGCCAAATCTCCAAAACATATGACTAAGTTACTCCTAGAGCAATTTGGTTTACCTGAAAGACGAAATAGGAACGCTGGCATAACCTTCGATGAAGATGCTATCGTATCCTATTTTTCTTTTATACAGGCTAAGATAGATGAATCTAAAAGGGAAGCAACGATTGAACAATGGACATTGAGATTAGCTGCCTGTAAGTGTATTTTATTAATTAGGGGATTTAGACAGCTAATTTCTAACTATGTCAAAGTTAAGATATCATCTGATAATCGACTTAGATCTGTTTATAATTTATCGGCTGCAACTGAAACAGGTAGAGGATCTTCGCATAAATGGGTTGATGGAACTGGTCTTAATGCGCAGACATTTCCAAGAGAAAGACTTGAACTAGATGACTTTGAGGTTGAACTCTTAAAGAAAAAAGGATTTTTGTTATGAATCGGGAAGTAATAGCAGTTGATTTCGATGGAACTATCTTTAATAGAGAAACTGGAGTATTATTTGTTGGTGCAGTGGAATTTCTTAGAACATTAAATACCCAGTATGATTTAGTAATTTTCTCTGCAAGATGTTCTCAACTTAGTGGTAGATCTTTTATAATGGATGTACTAAGAAAGCATCAGTTAGTAGGTATTATCACAGAGGTTACAGATAGAAAGAAATTTGATTTCAAGTTAATAATAGATGATCGAGCTAGGTATTGTAATGGTAATCAACACTATGGCGAGATATTGGATAGTTTAAGACTATGATAGAAGAATATGTGAAGGAACTAGTAGAGAATACACCAGAGAAAGAGAATATAATGGTTACTATCTCTGTGACTAGACCTCTATTAGCTAGGATTAATAAGTTAAGAATACAACGTAAGATGAACAGAGAACCACAGTTTAAGTGTTTAGAAAGAATAGTCAAGTTCTATGAGGAGAATCATGGAACATGAAATAACGTGGGAAGCAGTAAGCCCTAAAAAGATAATGGTTACTTGTAGTTGTGGTGAGAAATGGTCACATCCAATTGATGTAACATTCGATAAGATGAATGATATATTTAAGGCTCACGTTAAATATTATACACGAGTTAAACAAGAGACTTTATGAAAACTAAGGATCAAGTCCAAGAAATATTTGGACAAATTTGGCAAGAAATAAATAAGCTAAGGGAAGCAGGTCAAAAGGAATATGCAGGTGGAGAAAATGCATTCGGTAATTTCGAGCGATTAGCAACAGAGCTAAATCTAACCCGTGAAAAGGTTCTTTGGGTATATTTTACTAAGCATTTAGATGGCATTAGAGCTTATCTAAATGGGCATGTATCTCAGAGGGAATCAATAGAAGGTAGAATTAATGATGCTATTGTTTATCTTATGTTATTGAGATGTATGGTTCAGGATAGTAAAGAATCTTTATTATCTCCATCTCTATTACAAAATGATAATAGTTGGATAAATCGAACTGGGAAGCTGAAGAATAAACTAAAATGATCAAATCACTCCTTGAATCATATAGCTATACTCCATTCGAAATTAAAGATAAGATTAACGAGATTATTAATATAGTTAATCAGTTAGATAGTCAGAGTCCTGCCAAAAGAGTAATTGAATATGTTGTATTGATAGATTTACTCGGTGGTGCAGATAATATAAATAGAGCATTACTAGCTAACTTACACATGAATAGTTATTTGGCTCGCGAAATAAAGTGAAAATCCCAATCCGTTCAATGATCCACGCACCAAAGGATCATCTTCTATTATCTTGTGATTTATCTCAAGCAGAAGCTTGGGTAGTAGCATATGCAGCTGATGAACCTAGAATGAAAGCTGCATTAAAGACAGGTAAGATTCACGAGACAACAGCACAATTCTGTTTAGAATTACCTTCAATGGTAATGTCAGAGGAACAGAGATACGTCGGGAAGAAATGTAATCATGCCTTTAATTATAGAATGGGGCCTGAGCGATGCTGTGAGATCATCAATAAAGAAGGACTCATTACAGTCTCAAATAAACAAACAAAGAAGTTCCATAGTAAATACCTCGAACTATATCGTATCCAAGACTGGTGGAGAGAAATCGAAGAGAAGCTCAAATATGAGCGATCACTTCAAAACTATTATGGATTCAGAAGAAATTTCCATCAGGCGATTTCTCCTGAATTATTTAAAGAGGGGACCGCATTCATACCACAATCTACGATTGCAGACCACATGTATGGTAATATTCAACCTAACTTTCCAAGAAGTGGAGGACTACTTGAAGTCCATAAGCAAATCACTGGCCCTAGCAAGGGCGAATTCAAATTAGTTCATTCAGCACATGATAGCTGTATCATAGAATTTCCGAAGAGACACGATGTTAAAGAATTATATTGTCGAGTTAAGAATCTTTTGGAAAGACCTATGATGATTAATGGAGAAGAATTCACAGTTCCTATGGATGGTAAGTATGGAGAGGTTTGGGAGGATGGAATGGAGAAAATAAAGAATGCTGCTTAACAACAGCGCTTTTCGGGTAATCGTTTGGGCTACCCTCCTGCCGGCCAGTACAAAACTCTATCGGGCCACCTTTCTTAAGTTAAGCTCCTCTTGCGTGCTCGCTGCGCTCGCACACCCAACTCCTCGCGCCGGGCTGAGATTATGATAATGTTAATAATGAGAATCATATGTTATTTTAAAGGACATAAACCATATCCTTTATTTCTAGCTCGCGCAAGACGAAATCCTTGGTATCTAGCTAGATGCGAACGATGCCATAAATATGATGAATCATTTGAGATTAATTATATGCACTACGCGCCGCAAGAGGGCCAGCGAAGCGAAGCGGAGCTAGGCACGAAAGAAGCCGGCCCGAATTAGATTTTAGCCTCGCCGGACGGAGCCTTCATTACTTATTCACGAGAAGCGTAGTTCAGAAATCTATGTCAATTTATCCAAGACCGAGTACTAATAGAACATACCTCAGAAAATATCAACGAGACGTTAAGCGACAAGAAAGAATAGCTAATTCAGATTATAAACTAATAGAAGATACTCGTAAAGCTAAAGCTGAAGCTAAACGGAAACGAAAAAAGAATCGCAATGCCCTATGAGAGGAAATGCAAAAACTGGATTGCAACGTATAATGATTGGATATATGATAGATCCCAGTTAATGACTAAGTTGATTGATTGGTCTGCGATATGGACATTAAATATGGCTCTTCGCAGAAAGGTAGCATTAACTAAACAATCAGCATTCTTAGGTAGTTGGGATTGTTATCCATTCACATATCTAATGGCCATAGGTCCATCAGGTGTAGGTAAGACTACAGCTATTAAATATTCATTTGATCTATTAGACCAAGTTCCAGCATTAGCAAAACCCCCTACCTTTGCAACAGTAGAGGGTTTGATTGATGCGATTATTAAATCAGATGACGCTTCTACAAATCTAGTGGTAGAAGAGTTTGGCGATTTGATGATGAAGGATCACTCAGGAAAAATCTACCAATTTCTAACTTCAGTATACGATGGAAAAGCAAATATTAGGCAGAGAACTCTATCCCGTGACATGGAGTTTGCAGATAAACCATGTGTTAATATGTTTGCTGGAACAACTCCTGAGTGGCTTGCTGATAATATTTCAGCTAATACTCTTAATGGTGGTTTTGGCTCTAGATGTATTTGGCTTCATGTTCCCGGATTAAGACGTAGAAGGATGTTCTATGAGAAGGAAATGAAGGAGAGAAATTATGGAGCTATAGAGAAAGATTTAGTAGCTGATCTTAATCATATAGCTAAGAATATTGAAGGTGAGTTTACGATTGAGAAAGAAGGTAGAGATTGGATGGAAGATTGGAATAGTAAATTAGAAAGTAAAATTAAGTATAAGAAAATAGCTGGTTACATAATGCGTAAACCAGTATTTGTATTAAAGGTAGCTATAGCATTCCATGTAGCATATTCAGATACACCAGAGTTATCTCTAGGTGATTTACAGAATGCCGAGAAGATGGTTACAGCTCTAGAAGATGATCTACCTAAGATATTTGAAGGTATAGGTAAGAATGAATACTCATTAGAGATGAAAGAAATACTTAATGAGATTAAGGATCATCCCGGCATCGCTGAATCTGAATTGAGGGAGATGTTCAAATCTGCTGCTGGACCTGCTAAGTTATCAGAACTTATAGATGGATTACTTCTTGCCGATCTAGCTAAGTCAGAAATAGGTGAAGAGAATCGACGAATATTCTTTGCAGTAGAAATGAAGAATGGTAAGAAATAAGAAAAACCCCCTACCGAATTAGTAGGGGGCTTTTTTATTTACTTCTCAAAACTAGTTTCATCTTTGTTCTTCAGATATGTCCTATTTCTATTCCTATCTATCTTATATGGTGTATATCCTGCATTCTTCTGTAATGGACTTCTAGTATCAATTGCCTTAAATCCTAGAGCAGTCATTCCAGCTACAGGTCCATAATTCTGATTAGCTTGATTATAGCTATCTACTATTCCTTGCATCATTTGAGAATATGGAATCCACATATGAGCAATTGTCTTATCATTATGCGGAACAAAATCATATAAAGCTTGTTGAGCTTTCTGTCTACTAGCTACGTTAGGATTAGTTAAATCAGTTAGTGTTTGTCTAGTTGCATCATATGCTCCTAATATAGGAGAATTACCAACTAAATCAAATGGAGAAATCATCCATCTATTCAAGTTAACTCCAGCAGCATATCCTGCGCCGAGTATTGCAGCGTTGGAAGCACCCCATCTAAGTCCATACGCCAATCTATCGCCTCTAGACCCTCTTAAAGTGCCGTCTACGAGCGTCTGTATCTGATTAGTGCCCCAACTCATAAATGTACCCGCTAGCCTGCCCCAGGAGCTAGACCAAGCAAGTGGCGAGTTATTATTACCAAAAATGTTCACGGCAGATTTTACACGATACTTAGCTAATAATTTAGCTGCACCTATTGTATTACCTGCTGTTATATAATCATCAAAGAGCTTAGCATTAGTTGGATCAATCTGACCAATCTTCAATTCTTTATATGCATCTGCTTTAGAAATCTCATTCTTAAGCATATCTCCAGATAAATCAGCTACTTGTTCCATTGTAGCTTTATATATACCAACTGATAACTGTTGGTGAGCTAATCTAGCTCCATTCATTCTCTGACCAAAATCAGCAGCTTTAGCTAATCTATCTACTCCATTATGAATAGTCTCACCAGGATTTAATAACTCTAATCCAGATTGTGATGGAATATCACCAGCAGCATATAATGCATTTGCATAGTCAGCAGATATACTATTTCCTAATACTCTAGCTGCAAACTTCGCGCCATAAGTATTATAGATATTCTGCATTCCATTAGTAATATCACGTAATGGTAATGCTAATCTACCTCCAAGATAAGATACATTGGCTAATAGATTGATAGCTCTAATACCCTGTGGACTCTTAGATAGAGTCTTACCTAACATATCTGATAATGCTTTCTGTGCAGCTGTACCTAACTGCTCAGATAGATCAGGTATACCTTTAATATCAGCTACATGTTCTGCGAAAGTAGCTGCATGAGCTGGATCAGCCTTGCCATCTTTAAGTAGGTTAGCATTATATTTTTCAGCATTCTTAACAACTTCATTGAAGCTTACTTTTTGTGTTGGATCAATATTCCTACCATATAGATTAGGATAGACATCAACTAATGGTGCAATAGGTTCAGTTCTAGTAGCTGAATATAAGAAGTTCCTTGCCAGAAGTAATGGATTCCTAATTAGAGATCCATTTAAATCATAGCTCTGTTTGGCAAACTGAGATTGGAAATCCTTGTTGTCATACACATCCATTCCTAGTGCATCAGCTATCTTAGCATTATTAAGATGTATATCAATGGCATCTTGTGGATTCAATCCAGTTACTTCTTTAGTCTTTTCAAATAGTCTATCTAATCTATTTACGATCTTAATCTCATTAGCTGTAAGATCATATCTAGCTGCATGATCTGCTCTTGTTAATGCTTGATCTGGAAACTTTAGTGCTTGAGCTAATCTAACAATAGCTAATGGATTAGCCTTATCACTAAACTGCGTCATCTTAAATAATTCATCTGCTGCTTGAACTTCTTTAGGATCATATACAAGATTGCCACTTGCATCTACTTTACTGGCAACCTCATTCATTTTTCCTAAGAATTCATTTCCACCTATATCTCCATCTATATTAGATGTTACCTGATGCATGAAGTCTACAACATTATCAACATCTAACTTAGACAATTCACCAGCTTTAAATGCTTCAAAGCCATTCATCTTCCTATCTAAGAACGTATTCAATATCTCTTTAGGAGATTTAGTTTCAAGATTATCAGTGATTAGATGTAATCTATCTTCTGGTAATCCTTTAGCTAGATCTTGAATATCATTATAATCACTTTCAAGTCCCTTATATTTAGTTCCACCTAGATACTTCATTATTCCTTTAACACGTTGCATTGCATTGACATGCGTAGTGAAGTCAGTTCCAGTTGTAGCATCAATAGATGCAAGCTGTTTACCAACTCCAACTAGATATTTACTAAGACCTCCTGTATTCCATATATCAAATCTCTTAGCCCATTTATTAGTCTGATATGAATATGGATCTGCTAAGCTACCTAAACTAGCGGGAGCAGTAGGAGTTCCATTAGTATCACCGCCATCTAAATCTAATCCATTGGTAAGTCCAGACTTAGTGACGAACTTGTACGCTTCTTCCGCACTTCCCACGTTTTGTAACGTGGTTTGGGAAGATATATCGCGAATGTCGTATCTACCTCCCCCACGGGAAACGATATACATTCCATTTCCTTGGAGCGCTTGAGAGAGTTTTGTTCCTGTTTCTTTGCGAAACGTTTCGCTCCATTTCTCAAGTTGGCTTTTGACATTAGTAATAGCCTCATTCTCAGGCATTCCATTCTGTACCTCTTCCTGAATCTTAGAATAGAATCCCTTCTGTATACCTTCTATATCACCCTTATTAGATATACCAAAGCTCTTAGCAAACTTAATGATTTCATTAGCATATGAATCATTAGGTACTTCATCTAATATAAACTTCTGCTTAAATGCATCATACATATTAGAGAAGTAATTATCTCTATTTAATACTCCAGCACGACCAATCTGATTACCAGATTGATCTTTATACATTTCAGAATTGATATTTGTGTTATCTCTAGTTACATTATCTAAGCTAGCTTTAACTTTCTCCCTAGTTGTCAGATTCTCTAATTCATCTATTCCTCTAACAATATGTGGAGCACCATTTAAGCTAACAACCTCATTAGGCATATAACCAGTCTTCTCAAAGAATTCTTGAGTAGGCTGATTAAGCTTCCAAGGTGTCATCATAGTAGTACCACCATCTGACCTATATACATTATAGGCATATGGAGTTCTACCCATTTGACCATCAAAGTTCTGCTTAGGTATATCTAAAGTTCCAACGTTAGCGGGTACATTAGGAGCATTATTCTTAATAAACTCCTTAATATTAGCTCTATGCGATAATATTTCAGGTTCAGTTAATCCTGTAGAATTAACCAAATCTTCCATAATAATTGGAGCAGATTTACCATTTCCACCAGCTAAATAGACAGCCTTATCGAAAGGATCAGCAAAGTTAGGTACAAGAATACCACGAACACCACCAAGATTCGGTCTAGACATATTAAGAATACGCTGGACTTTATCGGATGGCTTATATGCTCCTTCTGACATTCTGGTGGAAGGAGATAATTCATCTCGTAACTGATTGGTTCGTTCCTCAGATAAGTCTTCAATAATAGCTGCCTGCCCAACATTAAGCTTAGATTTAACAAACGCAGTTGCAAGATTATCAGATGATGCCAGAGCATCAACATTAGATATAACATCCTCTACTGAGGAATTATTAGTAGTTTGTAATGCTTTAGTCTGAGCTAATTCTTGAGCATTCTCAACTGATTTATTTAATATAGTTGCCCTTTCTGTTCCAACTTCCTTTAATTGTGTCTTAGCTCTTAACGTACCAAATAATACACCCAATGGAGCAAAACTAACTAAATCTCCGAGAGACTTAGCTATTTGATCATCTTGTCCCATTCCACTAACCATACCTTGTGCAAATCCACCAGCAGCATTAGCAGCTGTACTAGCTCCAATATTTTTAGCTAATATACCAATCTTAGATGGAGTTAATGCAGCTTCTCCTTTTAATGCTGGTGCCATCATATCTGTAATCTTGCCTACAGTATATGCTTGAGCAGCCATTCCAGCTAACTTCTGAATATTTTCAGCTTGCTGTTGAGGAGTAGATGGAACTGCTACACCATTCTCATCATGAGTTTGTGTTAATACTCCAATAGGAACAGTAAGGAAGCTAGTTAATCCTTTTACTGCCCCGCCAACAGTTTCAGCTATTGTACCACCAATACCCTTATTCTGTAAATTAGATTGAAATGTATTAGCTGCTTGATCTACTTGAGCAGTTATATCAGATATTTGCTGTCTAGGATTTGAGAAATCTAGACCACTCTTAAAGAACTTACCAATGTTCTTAGCTAGTATATTTCCAGTTTCTCTACTATAATCTAACTGCTGTTGAGTATAATTATGATATGGATCTAGGGTCTGGGCTATTGCTGATAAAGCTTTAGGTGTAGCATTACGTAAATAGGAAAACATATTCCCGATACCAAACATATCATCGTTAGTATCGGGAGGTATATTTTCTAGCTGAGGGGCTATAGAGCCCCAATCTATTCCAGTTCCTTTTGGTTTAGACTGGGGCTTTACAGCATTCCAATCAATACCTGTCATTTCTTAGTTCCCTTTTTAGCTCTGTAAGCAGCTACAATAGCATCAAGTATTTCAGGTGGAGCATTATTCTTCTTACCTTCAGCTATTATCTGCTCTTCAGTTGCACCACTCTTAATTGCTGCATCAGCCATTGCTTGAATCTTAGGATCAATAGCTTCTTTCTTTTGTTCAGTTCCTGCTAATGGTATACCAGTTGCTGTAGATACATCACTAGCTATATCAGGATCTCCAGCTACTCTTAATTGAGTATGTTTCTCTGGACCAACAAGTCCACCAGTTAATGAATGTACTATATCTTTATTAGGAGTAGCATTAACAGAGAATACTGGAGCTGGAACATAATTACCTTTATAGGCAGTTGCAGCTTCCATATTTAAGAAATTTAAATCTCCCTGCGATATATCTTCTCCATTACCTGCTCTCTTTAATATATCATTTACGCCAGGTGATTTAGCAAATGCAGAGAATGCGCTAGCTTTATTCTGTTTAGCATTCCCAGCACCGATAGCTTTAAATGTATCTCTTATATATTGTGTCTTAGGATCTGTAGAATCTAATATAGCTCTTGGGTCATCAATCATTTGGCTGATATCATCCATACCTAATGGCATACCAACCTTAGCAGACATCTCATATATATGACTAGCTAATGCTTGATTTCTAGCATCTATTTGAGCCTGCTTATTAGCTGCATTTAGATCCTTAGCTCGCTGATCTCCTAATTGCTGGAAATGAGCTTGCATATCTCTTTCATATATCTCCTTATATGCAGGATCATCTGATGCAACTAAATGTTCAACTGGAGATATTTTACCTGCCGTTTTAGCTTCAAATAAGTTAGTACCTTTAGGTAAACGCTTCATTATATTTGCTGCAGCTGCTGAACTAGCTTTAGCTTGCTCTGCATCAGCATTTAGTTTATTAGTTCTAGCTTCTTCTTCTGCTGATTGAGCTAATTGCTGCTTAGTAGAAGCTTCAGTAGCTGCAACTAAAGCTTTACCATGTGCTCTTTGCTCATCAGTTTGAATACCACCTTGAGTCATTAATTCCCGATAACGCTGATAATCATCAGGAGTTATTCCTGGACCTTTAACTACTGAAATATCTTCTATTCCTTGTTCAGCATCACCAGGATTATTAGGTGCAGGTAATACTTGTCCACCTTCACCTGTTCTTTCAAATCTATCAAATGCATCTCCAGCAGATATTATTCTACCTCTACCTTTCTCTATAGCTAAATCATTCTGTGCCTTAGCTTGAGCAGCTAAATATTTAGGATCAGTAATTGGTTGAGAAAGTAATGCAGATAATTCATCATAATTACTCTTACCGAATAATGGCTTTCTGCCTAATATAGCTGATGGATTTTGACCATATTGTTCTTGATACTGAGGTAGAGCTTGAGGATTAGCTTGAAGATAGGCTAGTAATTTAGCTCGCTCTTGGGCTTTAGGATCACGTAAAGCATTTAAGCCTTCGAGTAATCCTGCGGCTCCACTTAATGTTCCACCTAATCCTGGTCCAGGTTGATATGGTCCTGTCATATATTTATCTTAGCTGAATGCTGCCATAGCGGTTAATATACTTCCAATACCTTGTAATGTACCACCTATATTACTTCCAGATGTTTGACCCGGATTCCCGACACTAATATTAGGAGATCCTGGTATTCCAGCTAATCCGAAGTTACCAGTTAATCCTAATATTTGACTTAATGCTTGAACCTGATTTTGAATCTGTGCTTGTGCAGCTTGCTGATTCAATGTACCAAGTGCAAGATTTTGTGTATTAGTTTGACCAGTATTGAATTGAGATAAGCTAGATAATATATTATTTAAACCTAACTGATTAGCATTTTGAGCATTTAATAATGTACCAGCATTTTGACTATTTAATGTATTACCAGCTAATCCATACTGATTCAACATCTGTGCATTACTTAACAATCCTTGCTGAGTTAAGTTAGCACTATTTAACTGATTACCAACTTCTTGTTGTCTAACATTGCCTAATGCTGCTGTCATTTGTGGAATCTCTTGCCCACGTAACTGAGCTTGAGCATAAGATGCACCTGTACCTCTAGATGTACCTGTTCCAGTAAACGATTCAGCAGTGTCTGCTCTATCTTTAGTAAATTGGTTATTTAATATCTGACTTACTGCATCATAATAAGACTGATTAGTTGGATTTAAGGCTAATGAATTAGGTACTTGAGATAAATCAGCGGTAGCTGGTGTACCAGAAAAATTACTTGTTAATGTATTAACTGCTCTAGGATCTAATCCAGATAAATTTAATCCTTGAGTTCCAGCTTGAGCTATTCCAGGAATAGATAAATCACCTGCCCCAGTTCCACCAGCAGGAGCACCATTAGATGATGGAGCAGGACCTAAATAATTACCATTCTGGTCTACATATTGACCATTTTGAATAGATAAGAATGGAGCATTAGTAGATCCTTGTGGTGAAGGTTGACCAGTAAATACATTATATCCACTTGGTACATCTGAGAATAATGCGTTACCACTAGTATTAGTTAACGGTGAACCATAGACAAATTGAGGTGAAGATAATATTGAAGCCATGCTTGGATTAGCATTAGCAAACTGATTCAAGTATGAGTAATCATATTTATCTTGACCTTGGACTAAATCAGCTAAATCAGATGATGTACTATATGATCCTGATGGTGCTAACGCTCCAGTTGTAGGATCATACCAACCAGACATTGAATTTCCATTAGCATACTGTTGACCATATTGTATGCTAGTTGAACCATCAGGATTTGTTACTTGATATCCAGGTCTATAATTAGTTGGATTACCTTGTGCATCTGTATATGCATATTGACCAGCATATTTTTGAGTTATGGCATTTAATGCGGCAGTTCTTTGATCTGGTGTCATTCCAGCAATAGCTATTCTATTGCTCAATGGACCATATTGCTGCTCTAAATCAGCCTCAGTTTGATTACGATCAGCAAAGTCATAAGATGTACCATTAGGTACAAATGTAGAATTTGGTCCAAATCCAGTTCCTTGCGGCGCTGCTGGAGATACACTACTAGATTGAGAATTAGTGGTGCTTCCTGGACCTTGATACTGAGGTAAACTAGTAAATGGAGTTCCAGTTCCTATCTGTGAATAATTACCACCAATAGGAGCTGATCCCTGGCGATTCAAAAATGCATTCCCAATCAGATTAGTATTTAATAATCTACTTAATACACCAGTCATCGAGTTCTGTAATGCACCCGAAAACTGTTGAGATAAGTCAGATTTAGGCTGATTAGATTGCTGTAAACCCTGCTCCTGCAAATTAATTGCAGATTGTGCTATTCTGGCTTGGTTGTCTGTGCCCATTCTTGTTCTCTAGGCCACGCAGAACCCATTAACACTTCGTCACGAGTAAGAGCATATAAGTTGCTATCAAACTTATTGCCCTTGTATTCTCTATTCTGTCTTATTCTGCCTTCTTTTCTGAACCCAATATCTTCTACAAACTTAAGAGTAGGTTTAGAAAATAGTGGTACTTGTGTCCATAATCGGTTAAATCCATACCAATCAAATACATATTCTATAGCTTTCCTGCATAGATTCAATCTACCATTAGTACGTCTATCAAAGAATGTATAATGGATAGATGCATCATGTGGAGGATGTTGTAGATTAATATCAGTTAACCAGAATATACCAACATAATCATCTACTCTTGCACAGATTCCTTTAGATTTGAAGAAATCTGGATCGCTTCTATTTGATGTAGGAGTTATAAAGAACTCTAAGAATTGATCATATGTAAGTATTTCCCATCCCATTAATGTCCTAAATTCTTTTGCTTTATTATATATCTCTTCTAAGCTCTCTGGTGTGAATGCAACTTTGTATACATTTCTTATAATCTTACCAACTTTAGGTTCGTCACATTCACACGAGAACATTAACTCACCCGAATTGACACCCATTATTTAGATACTCCTGCCGTTACGGCGCGTATATTAAACCCATTAAGGGCGAACATACAATTTGAAGTTGTTATTCGCCATTGGAACCTTCTAGCTTTTCTGGCTCTGCGTATCTGTAATAGCTGAGCTTTATTCAATTGAGTAGATTGTACTGTTACAGTCTTCATTGTAGTCCACGTATTACCATCATCTTTAGAATATTCTAAATTTATAGTTCCAGTAGTATATGGAGTATAAGCAAATCTAACTAAGTTAATTATTGTATCATATATAGGAATTTCAAATATCTTACTTCTTATTTCGGTAGTGAATGATGTACCGTTATCTGTTAGGGATATATTACCTACCTCAGATGCCATTCCAGAATAGAATGGTGAAGTATCTATATCTCCATTATCAAATCCATAGAATCTAGTAGAGTTAGCTACCAATCCGCCAAGTGAATTAATAGTACCTAAAAGCGCATTAATAGTACCCTGTAAATCATTTATAGTAATAGTAGAAGCAGAGAAATCTAAATCAGTAGTACATGATGGACTATTATTAAATTCCTCTGTATTCCATGTCTTAGTAATGAAATTGAATGTAGCTACTGAAACTGTAGATGAATTACTGTACTTGAAGTATAATGAATATGTTTTATTATCTTGTGAATATGCTCCCCATACTTCAGATGCTGTACTAAATTGCTGCTTTAAGTATCTACGAACAGTTGTAGCAGATATAGCTTCAGGAGCATTATTTTGATAGCTATTAGTAGGAATACTCCAAACATAAACATCATTTTTACTGCTATTAAACCAAACTAAACCAAAATCATCCGTTAACTGTATAGTTCTTGGAGTGTCTGCACCTAGTTTTGGTAATGCTGAATAGAAAGAAAATGGGTTAGTAGATGATCTAGTGAACGATCCTAACCACATTGATTTCTCTCTACATGCTATTAATGTATTACCATATGATGAAATACCTGTTAAATCATCAGATGTATCAGATGGAGAATCAACTAATGGAGTTAGACCAGCAGATAAATCTACAGTTGGATCGTACTCTCCATAATTCATTAATCCAGACCAACCAATTTCATATGGAACATTAGTTGTATCTACTCTATTAGCTCCTATTAGCCTATTAAAGGCCATAGTTATATACTTATATACTGGAGCATTTCCTAGTTGCTTATATTGTAAAGCAACAGGATCTATTTCTCTTATTGGATCTACACCATTACAAAAGAATGTTCTATTATCACCAGCAGTAAATGAAAAATAGTCAGTTAATCCACCAGAGTTAGCTGCTATAATATTAGGAGTTATTTCTACAAATCCTGTGGATCTAGCCACATATATCTTACTCTGGTCAAATCTATAGATATTTAAACCACTGCCAACCTGATTAGCTGCATATATATTTAGGACTTTAGAGCTATTAGGCTTAGTCAATGAGTATGGCTGTAACCCATTACGCCTAAATAGCATATTACGTATATATGCTACATTATCAGCAACTACTAAAGCATTAGGTGGGAGCTGAGCTGGATCTGAATCATTAATAAATCCAGCTAAAAAATCTTCAGATCCACCTACCTGAGTCTCCTCTTGTTTAAGCTGAGGAATGGGTATCTGATTTGTTCTTGCTTGTGGTTTAGCCATCTTCTACCCAAACGTCGTCTATTATAGTAAATGTATAGAACTTATTTACTGCCAGTAATTTATCTGCGCCTGTACTAGTTTTAATAGTAGAATTATTCTTTATTGTAGTATTACCATCACCTAATAGCTTCAATGTTTGTCCATCTACTGAACCAACAAAATTAGTAACAGTAACTGCACCGGTATTTTTAAAAACTAATACTTGAATATTTAAGACATTAGGAACTGTCTCAGATTTAGAATTCTGTCTATTTATATCTGGTAGTTGACCAAATATGGTTCTACCTAGAAATGTATTGTCTTCGAAATGTTGTTGCATTTAACACCTATTATGTTGACCTCGTATACATCTTAGCTGAGAATCAACGCCAGCTACACGAGCGTCTAAACTATTTAATCGCTGTAGAATGAGATATGTAGATGCAGCTGTTTCAACTGAATCTAATAAATGACTAGTATGTTCTACAAGCATATGACTTTCATAATCAGTCTTTTTTACATACACACTATCCGCATGATGTGTTGTTTCTACACTATTAACATTAGCTTTTAGTGTACCAAATGCTGTGAGTAATACAGTTATTGTACCAGCAATCCAAACAATTCTCTTTAACCCAGGATTATTCTCTAACTTCATCCTCTCGGACAATCTGGACATTTTTAATCGGGTTAATTTCTTCTATTTCAGCAGTCTCAAGTATATCGTACACATCTGCAACTGTCTCAGAAATAGCAGCAATCCAAGGATCATTATTATCAAATAACTTAACTAACATTTCATATTCTGCGTCTTCTAATCTTATATATGAATATTCATTATTAAATATTCTAGAATCATTATCTTTATCTTTAGGTAATGAAGCTACTTTTAATCTTCTCTTTAAATTTCTAACAACTCTGTGATCGTTTTTAGATAATGCTAATTTAGATTTTTGTATACCAGTCCACAATAACTCAAATATTCCAACGATACCATCATTATATACAAATGTACCATTTCTATCCGTATAGGACTCTTTAGGAAAAGTAAGTTTACGCATTAGGATGTTTGTATGGCAATTAGTGAAGTGCCTTTAAGTAACTGTTGAGTTTCTGTGCCAGATTCGTTAGCAAACTGAAGATCGAATGTTGATGAGCCAGATAACTTCACATAGCAATGTAATACTGTATAGAATCCACCAGAAGTATCAGCATCATTTAAAGCTGTAGAAGTAGTAAGTGTAGTATCATACTTGCCCTGAATCGTAGCAAATACTGAACCTATATTAGAATAACCTAGTTTAGACTCAGTAAGATTACCTGGCGTTCCTGCAACTAACTTAACTAATAATCTCTTAACACCCGCGCCAGCAGAGGATTTGGAATATATAATAATTGCTATATCCCAAGTTCCAGTAGTTAAAGCACCTAAACCTGTAATTGCATTAATAAAACTAGTTGTGGTTGTACTAGTATCAGCAGTTAATTCCTTAGTAAATGCACCAATTACTGGTATAGTTATATTAGCTGTACCATCAAAGCTTACACCATTAATGGTTCTAGGAGTCTGTAAAGCTGTAGCTGTCGATGCATTACCTGTTAAAGCTCCTGTAATACCTCCAGTTACAGCTAAACCACCACCAGTTATATTTATTCCACCTGCGACAGTTGCTCCACCACCAGTAATATTTAACCCAGAAGATAAGGTTAATGTACTAGCAGTTAGTGGAGCATCAGCAGAATCATCCGCTAATCTAATTTTTACTGTAGTAGCGTTTCTAGCTATTGCTGGAAATGATGCCGATGTACCACCTAATTGAATTCTATTAAATCCAGTAACTGCATTATTTGTTACAGTTAGTACACCATCAGATGGAGATGATATTTTACTTTGTGCATTCCATATTACTGCACTTGATCCACCAACAGTTAGATTTAATATTGATAAATCAGCAACTGTATTAGCATCACCTAATAATTGAAATGCTGATGCACTTGTAGATTCTAATCTCCTTCGTCCAGTTACTGTACCTATTGCTAATCCAGCAGTTCCTGTAACATTAACTGGTACAGCTGGATTTACAACTGTAGAGTTAATAGTAAGATAAGTATTAGCTCCTGCTTTATCTTTAACTATTAAAGATCTAGGAGTACCAGTATTATCACCAAGATTTATAACTGCATCTTGAGCATCAGTTAACTTTAATCCATACGGCCGAAGTGGATCAGCCGTAAAGTTAGGCATAGCAAATAAATCAGTAAATCTCTGCTCAATATCTACCTTTAGTGAGCGAAAGATATCATCAATAGTATTTGCCGCTTCTGCACCAGTCGGAGTTGTATCCGACCAGACGTTAGTATAAGCCATTACGAATGCCTCACACTATAAGCTGGACGTATAGCCCTAACACCAGCATTCTTATTCTGAGCATCTTCTTTTGAATCTGTAGTTTGCAACTCATCTATCTTAATCTTATATTGAGCTTGCATTTGTGTTGCAGATGCATAATCTCTAGCTCTTAAATGACCTCTATATATAGCTCCATATAGTATTGCTTCATGCCAGTCTTGAGGTATAGTTGGATCAACTGATCCCGAAAGATCAGGTAATACCATCATATACCAGATATTTATTGTATATACTTGATCTGGTGTAGGATACAGATATAACTTACCATCATTATGAAAGTAGTTAGTTGGTTGTGCCTGAAGTGTAGATTGTTCGTTAAAATTCTCTTCATAGAAATTCTCAGACATTTGTGTTACAGGCATATGCTGTAACGTCTGAGGATCTACTACTGATATATTCTGTACAGCCTCTAAGAATAATGGAGATAATACAGTGACTACTGTATAGTTTCTTTGACCAGCGACTGTATTAAAAGTAGATAACTGATCTTTTTCTTTAAACGCAAATTCTGTAGATACTGCCCACCATGATCTATTTATAAGTAAATCTAGATTCGCGGTTCCAGACGAATCTAAATCCGTAGCGTCGATTCCTAGAGCTTCAAGAGTTTCACTCCGAAGCTGCGCCATGCTTAGTGACATTTTATAGCACTAATTGAGATTGATCTTTCGGTACCGGGATTTCTTATTTCTATCCAAACTATAGTATCTTCTGTTATTATCCAATCAACTAAAGCATTATTACTTAGACCTTGAGAGCAGAGCCAAGTATCAGAATCTTTATGGTTGCTCTCAAAGGTCCAAGTTCCAGCACTAAGAAATACTTTCGGCCCTTCCCGAGTAGTTTTTGGATTGGCCATTACGAGTAAAGGAGTTTTCATTTATCAGCCTAATTCTATTAAGAGTGCATGACCAGCAGTACCATCACTTACATCTAATGAAACACCTAAGCGATTTCTACGACCAAAGATATCATAGTAAACCGCATTCGGAACTACAGTAGCATCATCTAATGCAGTTGTGCCACCAACAAATCCACCAGTTCCAGTTGGGTGAACAATAACTGCACCATATGTTGCTAAGTTGGCAGCACCAGCAGTCGGCCAAATAATTGCTGACATAGATGCAGCATCAGCAGCTTTAGCAGAAGTAACTGATGTACCATTTGTTGCAACTCTAAATACATACATACCATACTGTCCATTTGCAGTAGTACCAGACAGTGCAGCAGTATCTAGATTTGCAGCAGTATTAGTTCCTGGAGCACCAGCAATTTGTGTTGCCATTACATTAACTGACTTAGCTAATGCAGATGCAGCACCATGAATTGCTAATGCGGCAGGATTTGAAGCATAAGATCCAGCAGAAACACCACCTAAAACTCTACCAGCAGTAGATTGACCAGGGTATATACTATGACCAACTTGAATAATTGCAGTAGAATCAACCGAAACATAGCAAACTCCAGAACGTTGAATAATAACATTCTGGCCTACAGTTGCCATTGTTTGACCAATTAAACCACTATCCGTAGTTGGATATTCATAGTTTCCTACTTTACCGCCAACAACTACACCCCAATCAAATGCAAAGTATGGAGACGATTCTAAAGACTTCTCCATTCTTCCACCAAAATTACGAAATACTATATCTCCGTATAATAAAGTTCCAGCGGCAACCTCTACTGTAACTCTTCCACCAGGGCTCTGAGGAAATTCAGGAGTTACAAAATTACCAAGAAAGGGAATGGTAGAAGCTTTGCCAGCAAACTTATTATAATTCTGCTGAGCAGTCATGGTTCCTCCCTATTATGTTGCGTTGGAACCGTACCACCCACGCCAGTTAACGAACCAGATAAGGAATCGAGTAGAAACCTTATATAACGCAGCAGCAGTGCTCCAATCAAAATCATCTTCAAAAAGTGGAGCGCGACGAGTAACGAAATGCGCATCATTGATTCGGCTATCAATCATGAAATAATTGGTAGCAGAAGCCATATAATGCGACATCACCTTCTTGATGTTACTATAACGCATACGTAATGCATTCTCCTGATTATCAGTCGTAAACGGCTCTAACTGAGAACCAAAGATCTGCATAACCTTCTGATGCGTAGCAGCATCATTTCCATAAAGAATGGTATCCGGGAATAACTTCTGAGGATCACCATTCTCATCCTTGCACAGCTGTGCAAGATTCGTTAAAGCAGTGATTCCTGCAATAGACATCCCAACAGGAGTCGATAACGAATTAGCAACAGTTGTTCCAGAATTGATAAGTGTATGCGAAGTATTGCATAATGAAAGATTATCAATTCCCTTAAATGTATTTCCGTTGAAAGCATCATCAATAAGCTGAGCAGAACGATATTCACGCGTCATGTTAACCGCATGACCTAACCACTTAGCAGACTGATTAGCCTTACCATACTGATCATCTTCAACAGTCTTACGCGTTAATGCAAAGCCAAGGGCAAATTCCTTATCAATACCCATGACTTTCGGACCCATCTTCGGAACATCAAATGGAGTGGGTTCACCATCTCCAATTTCAAACAATCTTGGCATACCAACAAGAATAGAAGCCGCTAATTCTGGCCCATCCATTGTTGATTGCTTCAAGAACTGTGTGTACTCATCTTCATATTCGTACAACGTATCTAAGAAATCATCTCTCAGACCGGCACGGAACAGAAGATTAAATGCGCCTAAGACTAGCATTTTAGATTATAGATTATAAATGTGGGATTTTAGTGAATGATCTCACAATTAGAGTATAATTCAATTAAAACTGCAACTGCGCTTTGCGGATCATAGTTAGTGCAAGCTCAGGCCCGCCAAGACTTTTTTCTAATCCGGGACGGTTATTTCAGGCAAGATCATTGCGCCGGGGCCGGCCTCCGCTTCGCTTCTGGCCTCCTAGCCGGCCCCTAATTATATTATGCTAAGAACGATGCAATGAATTTCCAGAAGATAACATTCTGATCAGTGTCAATACCAGTAACAACAACTCTAGCATTACCGGCAGTTTTATTCTTATCAACTGTCCAAATACCAGAATAAGCAGTAATACCATACTGAATGCCTATATCTGTCTTAGCCGGAGCAATAACAGTTGAAGAGTTATTAGTAAATTCAGATTCAAAGATTGTCTGATCATTCGGGCGAACGACAGAAACCTTCTGTGAACGTCCAGTGAAAGTAGTGGGACTATTTGCAGCAGCAAAACCAGGAGAAGTATCAGCAGCCTGCAATGAAACTCCAACAATAGTGCCAGAACCTGGATTTGCAGATGCAACAATAACGTTACCAGTTGAGCCACCTTCAAATACTAAAACTTCACCTAATAAGAAGGTTTGACCAGTAGCATAATCCATATACTGGACACCTTCAATCTTTCCACCTTGAATCTGATGTACTCTTATTGCCTTCTTGGCTGTAGCCATTTGTTAGCCTTTTGGCGTTAATGTTCTCTCAATTTCAACGCCATCAACTTCCTGTAAACTAGACGCTACTAAATCTCCCTTGCCAGAAGTTAATGGCATTCCTAGTCCACGATTGTTAGCTTCGAAATCTGACTCTTCTTTCTGCTTTCTTCGATTACGTAGGTGCGTATCACGATACTTATCTCGCGCAACCTGATCAATTATTTCTTTCTTCCACTTAGGAATCGTCATGAAAACTACATCACCGAGATTAGCAGTACCATCTCCATGATCATTTGCAGACTTCTTCGGTGCAAATTCTGTATCTATGGAGTATCCATAAATTTCCATCCTCTTAACGAACTGAGGATCTCTTGCAACCCATTCACCATGTATATGGTCTGGTAACTCTACATGTAATCTATCTATTACTAATCCTCTATCGAACACTCCAGCCATTCTCGCTTTATATTCAGCGACTTCACTTGGAGTTGGAACATGTCCAAGATGTGTGGCAGTGGAGTTTGTTAAGTCGATATCAATCTCGCGCTCTGGCATGATTATTTACTCCTCTTCTTACGATCTTCTTTTATCTTTCTCCATGCAGCCTCAAATTGATCGGGAGGAGTATCACGCATAATAATAAATTCTTCTGGTGTATATCCTTTCTCACGAGCTAACCTACGCTCATTCTCATTTAAATCATTAACTGTAGGCACTTTAGGTATGGCCGGATCGGAAGTAGCCGGAACTCTAGCAGATGGTTGTAAATGCGGTGGGATTATATCATTCCTCGCCGGAGGATTACTAGCTGGGGGAGGATTTGGATTTGGATTCGGCGGAGGATTTCTACCAGGATTCTGCATATTAGCTAATGCAGCATCTGCTATTAATAACTTAATTTGTGCAACTACAGCCGGTTCATTAACAACGAAATTTGGATTGTCAACTAAGAATGTCTTATCTAATATTGGTTCTAGTTGACCGATAAGCTGAACAAGATGCGGATTCTGTGCCTTAAGCCGAGTCTTAATATCATGATAATCATTCTTACGTTGCATACTAGCCAACGTATCATTCATCGGCCTAATTGTTTCTCTTACATCACTTAATACACGTTGAGCAAATCTTTCTGGATCAGTATGAACAACTCCAGGCTCTAATGGAGCAGGCGGAGTCGGAGGAGTACGTCTAGCTTCTTCTAGTTCTTTACGTAATCTTTCAGCTTCTTGTTGAGCAGCTAGGCGAGCATTATTATTTTCATATAATAACGCTTGCCATTGTCTATCAATCGGTGGATCTTCATTTCCACCAGGGTCTGGATTGATCGTTGGGTCTATTATCGGAGGGTTCGTCATTTCGTTTATCTCTTGGGTCCGAGTATAAGTTAGTAAATACGTTTAATAATGTACGAGTAGCTTTAATCACACCTCTTATTTCTTGTGTTTCATCGTGTGATTTATCACGCTCCAGTAGAAGTTGTGCCTGCTTCTGGAATCCCTCCACCACTCGAATTAGAACTAGGAATCCCCGTGTTCGGCTGATTTCCCGGAGTTCCTTGATTTGGTCCTCCGCCAGGCCCAATTGTTTTAGGTCCATTAGGACTCATTAACATCGCAATTAATTGTTGTGGGATCAAGAATCTATCTGCACCACGAATGTTAAATGAATCAGATATTTGTTGCATTGCTTCTGTACCAGCCTTAATAGCTTGCACAACAAGAACTGGTAACAATTGTGGCAATGCCATCTGAGCTAACTGTATCATCTGTGTATAATACTGAGTTAGCATTCCAGCATATTGAGTATAATTATTTCTATCTACAAGATCATTTTGTGATTGAGAAACTATATTAACATCAAATAAAAATCCAGATCTAATTACATCACATGGAGCTTTTAGAATCTGTTCAATTGCAGATCCATTAGGTCCTAATACTGTGAAGAATCTAGGATCTCTAAATCCGAATTGAGATTCATTACATAAGACGTCTATAGCAATTTCTCTCATGAAGATTTTATGATTATCATGAGAGTAATCAAAACGTCTATTATATTCCGCCATTCGCTGCATATCAGATGTTGCAGTTCCTGGCGTTCCAGATTGTGGCATACCTAAGTTTAATTCATTTACTCCCAATCGCTGTTGGGAATATGTAACCAACATTTGTTCATCATTAAACGAAGATGGATAGATTTCTCCAAGCTGAATATCTTGAACATCATCCATCTCATCTACGAACCATATCTTACCAGGGAATAATGGTTCGTCAGGTGATATACCAATTCCTTGCTTAACTTTAAACATTCGCATATTGGCAAGTGTAGCATTGTCAATACGCTGACGATGTTGTGTAGTTACTTCAGATTGAAATTGTTCATTCTGTTTCCCAACTCCAATTCCTGCCCAACGATGTTCAAGTGGAAAGTATCTTGCAATTCTATATGGTCTGTGTAAATCATCATGCCAGTTATATCTAATTGAGAAAAAGAATTGGTACATTCTGTGATAATGTACAACTATCTCTTTCTCTTTACCCGAACCATCCACATCAAATGATAACCAAATCTCCTGCCAACCAATTTCCTTTGGCCACTGAATAGGAGTTTGATCTTGGAATTTTCTAACTTCTTGTGTATATGGTGTGGATGATAAGTTCTGACCATATCCTACTACCGAATCTGTTAATTTCTCATATGCTTCTGGCCGGAAGAATCCAGAATCACAATAAGATTTAACTAATGAAAGATTCTCTAAATGTTCTTCACCACACCAAGGCGCTGTTTGTGGGTCAATAGCTGTAAATGGCATTAAAAAGTTAGCCAAAGGTACAGCTGTAGCAGTAGATCCTTGCTTTGTAACTACTTCAAACTCAGTTTCTACCCCTCCTGGATCGACTTTTACAGCTGTTTTGACTACTTTTTGATAGCCGGATTTGCCTACACAAGTGCCTAATTTAGTCGATTCTAACAGCGCCTCATCAGCAAAATGCCTTAAATTTGCCCCATTTTTGAGCAAAGTATAGTTAACTGCACGCTGTAGATCGTGATTTAAGTCTTGTTGTGTAGGATCTAATATGGTTGTAGCCGCAATTTGATCAGGTAATGCGAACAGGGAAGTCATTTCCCTGGCATGGATTGATTCAACTGCAATTGCTGTTAATGGAACAATAACATTTGCAGCCCCTTTATAGGGATATGTAGCTACAGATGTGCTAGGAGAAGCCCAATAATCATCTTGCCATGACTGTAAGTCACGAACCCACGTTGCCCTTTCGGACTGGTGGGTCATTAATTCTGTATTTAAATAAGATATTAAAGCTGCTTCCCTTTCAGGATCTAGCTTTAACTCGCGAGGGTATTCCATCTAACTATTTATTGACAGAATTTGGAGAAACTTCAATAGCAACCTCAGAAACTACCTGTGTTCGATTAGGTTGATACCATTTTCTAGCCGGAAGTGTTACTTTTGTATCAGTATTTTGATCAATTTTAGGCAACATTGATGGGGCTTTGTCTTTTAAGCGATTAATTGGCTTAATTTCACCCATCATTTCACCTTTTTAAGGTTCGGATTCTTCTTTTTTGCTGCTGGCGACGCTTTACGAGTTGCTGAAGCAAGTATTGCTCCCGCTGCTTTCTTAGATACTCCTTCCCTTTTCGATATTTTGTCTTGTTCCGCTTTAAAGCCAGGATGTTTAGCCATACCCTAAGCCTCTTATGAATGTTAAACATGGCATATTACTTCTTATTGAACCCCGCACGAACGCCATTAGTGTCATTCTTATTACTCGTACCAGGTTTAATACCCTTATTCTTAAGTTTTGAGGCTCCCTGGCGAACAACTTTGCCAGTTTTATCAGTTTTAGTATATGCAGAAGAGTTTGAGCAGTCTTTCATTTTAATTCTCCAGTTAAACTCCAACTCCAACTCCAACAAAACCTCTAACTATACTCCTACTAGAACCAGCACCAGAAAATGCTTGTGGGATACCTAAAGATGCATTTAATAAGAAACCAGTTGGCTTACTAACAAGCCCAGAGTTGAGAACTGTCGGCGAACCTAAGCTTGCAGTTAACCCAAATCCAGTCGGATTTAATGTTAATATGCTAAAGCTTGGTGTACCTAATGAAGCTGTAACACTTAATCCAGTTACAGTAATATTTTTGTCAAATGCAACAGATGGTACACCAATTGATGCATTTAATCCAAAGCCTATTGGATTAATTGTTGCACCACTACTATTATTAATATTTACAGCCGGTGTACCAATTGATGTTGTTGCTAATAAACCAAAATTACCTACTATATTTATATCTGATTCTATAGTAAATGTACCTAAACTTACATTTAATAAGAAACCAGTCGGTATAAGCTTGACTGTATTTAATACAGTTGGTGTACCAACTGAAGCAGTTACTAATATTCCTGTTGGAGTAACTGTCCCAGAACCAGAAACATTAATTGTTGGTGAACCGATACTAGCATTTAATCCAAAGCCTACTGGAGCAACCTGTACACCAGAAATATTTACAGTTGGTGTACCTAATGATGTAGATAATGCAAATCCAGTTGGAGTTTGTGTATTATTAGTTCCGCCAGCTGCAATAACATGGATAGCAGCTAATGCTTTAACTGATCCACCAGAGCCAGTAAATGTATGTGCATTTGATGTACCACCTAACTGATAGCTTGCACCACCGCAAGGTCTATCTGGATCAATTGCAAATATCTGATTAAAGTTAGTAGTTGGTACAGAACCATTTGCACAAAATACAGCAACAGTAGCTCCATCAGTTGTTGAAGCTTCTGTAATTGATGTTACATTAGTTGCTGTTGTATTATCTGCAACAACTATACCTGTTGTTGTATCTGTACCTGTAAATGAAACTGCACCAAGATAACAATCGTAATGACCAGACCACGATCCAGCTAATGTAAATAGTCCAGTAGCAGGATTTATTAAATAAAAGAATTGTACAGTTACAACATCAGTACCATCATTTACATTAACAGTTGGTCCAGCAGTCATTGCTGCACCATTCCATGTAAATGAAACTGAGGACGGTGCAGTTGTACCGCCAGCAAATATATTTTGCCAGCAAATAGGTATAACTAATAAAGTTGATGAGGCACCAACTGTTAAAGCGGATGAAATAGAAACTGAAGTTGCATTCGCTACTTGATGTGCCTTTCCACTTTGTGCATTACCACCAGATAAGAAGGCATCAAATGCAACATTAGCCATTATAAATTACCAGCTTGATAAGATGACCAACCTTGATTACCAGTTATAGCACCATCTACAGGCCATGTTCCCATTCCAGCCTGACCACTAGCCCATGTATTATCTATAACTGTAAGCAAAACTCTAGTATTTTGTTTCAAAGTTATTACATTACCGGCTGTAATTTCTGCATATAATACATCACCATTAGCAAGTGTAGTAGGAACATTAACATAACTTCCTATCCCACTACCAGGATCTTTTAATGTTGTATAGTTAGCTATTGGTCCATTCCATCTTACAATAAATGCATATGTACCACTAGGATTCTGACCTATCGAACATTCATATCCTCGTGCTACATTTGCTGAGATAGAAAAACGTAATAGTAATTCACATTCATGTGATCCACCATTACCAGTATATCCAGCTAACTTATATGCTACTGCTGTTGCAAATTGTGCTGGTGTAAATGTCTTTACTGACGTTTTAATATGCGCTATATTATCTGCAACACGTGATGTTAAGTAGAATGTATCACTAGAACCTACTGCACCATTTGCAGTAGTTTTCATGTTATGCCAATCTACTCCATCAACTAAACCATTTAGCCAGGACCCACCCTGAGAAATTGGATTCTCTATAACAGGAAAGTTTGTAGAGAATCCAGTACTCGGTGTAATATCAATATTACTTTGTGATTGAATAATTCCCGGCATTAGTTATAATATACAGGAAAACCTATTGGACCACTACGAGGACCATAACATACATGGAACATATGACGGAATACTTGTCCATGTGATCCATACATACCATAATGCCCAAATGTTGGGCTTCCTACTTGAGTATCCTGAATATCATTAGGACTCCAATTCTCCGCCCATGTCACACCAAGAAGCGAATACGACGGACTCGCATTATAGCCAAAGTCTATATTGGTAAAACGCGAACGAAGGGTTGGCGTCTGACCAGAGAAATCCCCCGTAGGTCCACCATCATTGACATAGAGTTCAAATATACCATCTGCAACACCACTTGCCGAATTCAACTTTATGTGGTGCTCTTCATACATCCAGTGCCCCGACTGATGTATAATTTGGCTTATATTCTGATTAAATGAAGTGCCACCACCAGGACCATGATTATTAGTATATTTCAGTACACTGCTAGTGCTTTGATCAGTAGGTCCGCCGCCAATATTAAAACCAAGAGCATACCAGAAGATACCAGCATCATCGGGAGGTGGACCTGCACGATTTCCTGTGTGATGCTTTAAATTATTCCAAAGAAATCCAATTGAAGGATTACCTGCACCAAAGTAATTTGCTGGGACAAAGAACGAGAACGAGCGATTCCAAATTTCATCATATCCATTTGCTGCTCGACCAGGTTCACGATGTGTTTCTGCATTCATGTACTCATGCATTCCATCATTGCCCTGATTATTCACCGGATTAACTGTATTCGACGGCCCGATGATACCAGATGTTGCAACGTATGGAGAACGTGAGAATGCTGGCTGTAATCCTAATGCTCCAAGATTAATAATTCCACCAGCAGGATTTGGTGGTGCAAATCCTTGATCGTTCATGCCCCAATCAAAACCACTTACACCACCAACTGGCCAGCCTTTACCCGCAATATTATTCTCATCAATAGTTTTAATGCCCATGTACCCTCTACGAAAATCATCAAGAAGTACACAGTTGGGCTGCGCAACTTCATTAGATTTAATGTAGAGGGTATCTGCTGGTGCATTAGATGCAACAGTAGGATTAATTGTACTTTGAGACCAAATTAATCCAGGCATTTACGCAATTCTAATAATAGCGTTAGAAGAATCTGCAGCCGGCCACTGAATTGTAAACGTTCCGGCTGTAACTGTCTGGTCAGCTCCGAATGCAATAACAAAGACTGCCTTATTTGACTTAGATGAATTATATGCTAAACATCCATTAGCAGTAAAAGTAGCGCTTGTCCACTGTGCATCTGCCCAATCAAAAATAGCAGTCGTACCAGAAGTAACGGGGGTAGCATTTGCAACAGTAACACCAGCAGCAGTGTAACCAGTACCAGAAATTTCATTAGTAGCAGAATAAGCTGTAGTAGATGCACCTAAGGTTGCAGAAGAAGTATAAAGTGCAATCTTAACTACGTCACCAGTTGTAATGGTAAAGTTATGCGTACCAACACCAATTTCACCTTTCCACGATGTAGCAACAGCAGATGATATAGCTCCCATCACTAACGGCTGTAAGTGAATAGAAGCATCAAATGCTGCACTCTGACTATTTAACATAGACGAGAGTGCTATAGCCGCCATCAATGGACCAAACTTCTTAACAGCCCACCTCAACATACGTCTTATAACCTTTTTTGCTAATTCTCCTACACCGACAACTTGACATACTCTTTCGCGGTGGCCATAAATATCATCTATGATAACCTTGGCCTCACCTAAAGAGATTCCATACGCATTAAGCTGAAACATTGTTATTAATTCTCCTGTGGGGCAATGATATTAACCGGAGTACCTACGTTATTTTCAATTGCAATTGCTGGCTTACCCAGCGTAGTCTTCCGATTATTATCAACAAATGGTTCATTTAAACGAACCAAGCCCCATGCAGCAACTGATCCATCAGAATTCGTAACAACTTTACCATTACTGTCTACACCAGGGATACGTTTAATAACAGTAATATTATGATCTTCAGGATCATCACCAATCTTTACTCCCCAAACATCTTCTCTAACTGGGGCATGAAAGAAAGATATTTTACCTAACTCTGATCCATCAGCCTTATAAACTATATCACCAATTTCAGGATGTCCGCCTGGACCAGATGCAAATTGAATCGTCATCTTACTCTCCGTTATAATCTATGAGACTTAGCTAACGTAAACACTCTATCTGCTGCTACGTTACCGGAAGCATGAAGCTTAATATGAGTTATAGCAGTAAATATTCCATTGTATATAATAGTCTTTGTTGCAGGTGGAACAAGTACCGCTGTACCTGTCAAATCAATTAATGTATTATATGTAGTTCCTCTATCATTAGATACTAACCAGGTATATGTTAATGCATCTAGTACAGCAGGAGCAGCAACAGATAATGCTTCTGAATCATATTCTGCTTTAAGACACTCTAATACATTTGAATCTGCTGCACCATTTGGAATGGTGAGACTGGGCATTGAAGCCCAAAATAATTGTGTCATGTTCTTTTCCAGGAATCAGATGAGTCTCCATCCGAATCTATTTGCATATCTGCTAAACGATTATAGATGGCATTTAACTTCCACATAGTTAATGCTTCTGCTAATGTAATACCATACTTTTGATAAGCAGGATATACAGTATCTATAAACTCTTGTATAAATTCATCAGCAGATGTTTTACAACTTTCAGGATCTATTATATATTTTGTTTCTTTCATATTAATCCTGAACTGCGCTTTTCGAGACGTAAGTAGTGTGAGCTCCGTGCCGGCCAAGCTAAAATCCTTTTCGGGCGAGCTACGTAGTGCTAAGATCATATCGCCGCGCGCCGTTCCGCTTCGCGTCCCCGGCTTTCTAGCGCGCGGCTAATTAGATTATTCACACACTTTTAGAATTGGATGAGGATTCGGTTTGTGACTGGCCGACATTTAATTGAGTAACAGTAATACTTACACAATCATTAGCATATAATGGCTGTGGTTCATGGCCTGGATTAGCATGACCATAAATATGAATCTGAAAATCTTTCTCACTACCTAATGTACCGCCCTCAAATAATAATTGTGCTGCCTTTCTAGCCTGAGCAAATGCTTCTGCTACTTCTGGTTTAGCGTCAATAAAGCCATATTGCGATGATGGTTCATTAGCATAGAAGCTAGCTTTATTCGGATACTCTGCGCCATATGACATTATCGTGTCCTCGAATAACCAGTTAAAGGATCTCTTTTATCTTTACTTACTTTAGGTTTATTTGGATCATTAAATGGATTACGCGTCCCACCTTTCCTCCAAACCCGGCTACCACTTTTTCCAATTCGAGGACCCATAGCTAAAGCATCTAATATATGATAGTCATCTGAAGCCCCGAACTGATCATACTCTTGCTCCAACTTGATCATGTACTTGCCAGGCTCAGCTAAAGCTTCAGTATGACTCATCTTCTTGAAATAGATTAATCCAGAATCAAACCAAGGAGCTAATGCAGTTACTCTTTCGGCCTTCTCCTTTTGTTGAGTCTTGACCATCTCTATCTTAAATCTCTTATTGCGAAGTGTCATCTCTGCCCTAAACCAATTCTCATAGAGTACAGAGAATCCAACTTCTTCAACTACTAATTGTCTTGGATTCCATTTATAGATAAGAGAGAATATCTTATTACAGAATGCTTCCGGTCTAATAGCTTCTGCATATGCTTCTAGTATAAATACTCTCTCATATCTATCCATCCCTGTTACAACTAATCCAGTATCGTCTCCCGTCTCGGTCAACGCTGGATCAACTATAACACAAATATCTAATTCTTCTATAGATATTTCTTCTATAACAGGATCACTAAATGGAGTCCTGATTGTCTCAACTATTAATGTCCTACCCCGCTGTGTATAATATCTCTTCCACTCTTCTTTGAATTTAGATGATCCCTCTTTAGGATCATTTATATACTGTGCATTCCAAACCTTCTTATTCTTCTCAAGGATCTTAAGAGATTCCCAAGTAAATTGTTCTGGAAATATAGGAATCTCTCTACCCTTCTCATCCTTTTTAAATTTACCTTTCTCATCTCTTTCCCATACTGATCTAATGAATGTCTTTAAGTTAGTTCCATATGTATCCATCGCGTGGGCATATACATCATCGAATGCCCATCTCGTACCGCGAATTCGTATGAAATCAGTTGCCGGAGTAATAAGGAACGACTGGCAGTTATCAAACCATTGTATTCTAGACTCTCTTTCGGTTTTAGAATCTCTGGCTGCCTCTCCATAAATATCATCCAGCTTTAATATATTATAGTGATTACCTTGTCCTCTACCACTAACTCCCATCGTATCGAATGTTGACTCATTCCAATATGATGTACGAGGAAGTTCTAACTCTTTAATATTAATCTTATGCTTCTTAGGATCTGGAACACACTCAGGAAATAATCCCATCAATAAGGGATTCTTCGTGAAGTGTTGAGTTATAGATCTTAAGAATTTCTGGGCCATCCCTTCAACATCATGTACTATACATAACCTAACATTAGTTCCTAGGTTATAGGGATATTGTATAGTATTTAGATCATCTGGTAAAGCAGTTTGTAAACTATCTGATATAGTATCAAGTGTTGATTTGTAGTGGGATCTAGGTATCAGAAGTAGAGTATACTGATCATATCTCGTTTCGCGAATCCATAAACAGATTTCGCCATGAAGATTGGGAGATAGCTTATTATACCCTAATACCCCGTGTGCTAACCAACCTAAATCCCATTTAGCTTTAATTCGTAATTCTTTAATCTCAGAATCGGTAAATCCGTGTATCCTTTTATCAGCTTGCTTTCTCGCTTCTGTTATCTCCGATTCTGATATTAGTTGTGGGAATTCTAGATCTATCGCCATGAATTTCTTTTACACGATTAGAGAAATCATTTGCGGCTAATAACTTCTTAACATTATCTTCAGTAGCTAATATCATTGTATTGTTAGTGATATTAACTCCATTACCATTAGATTCAGAAGGAGCAGTCTTATGTATAACTTCTATAGCTCTTATAGCTCTATCGGCAACTCTAAATTTTCCTTCAGCACTCTGCCTTAGTTCCTCATCATCTAATACTTCTTCAACTCTCTTATGAGCCAGCTCTTCTATTCTTATCTTCCTGGCAATGATATCATCAACTCCCAATCGCTTCCTAACATCTTCTATTCTAGCTTTAGCTAATTTACCTTCTAATATATTAATAATCTGTGCGACACTATATCCCGAAGCTTCCTGAATCTCTTTATGTGTTTTCCCAGATATATGTAAAAGTAATACGAACTCGTATTCAAATTTCCAATGTGTTGGCTCCCATTTCCGTAATCCTGAGCCATTGCGACTACCCCTTGGTCTTCCTCGGCGTTCTACCTTCATGATTAGATCCAGTGGATAATTTAACTTGAGTTCTATTAGTGAGACGCTTGTTCTTAGATTTAATTATCCTGGCCATCACAGACTTCTTATTGGATGATATTCGTCTAAAGCCCATTTTATCCTCTATCCCATCAATAATCGTGGAATAAATATAGTAAAGTTGGAAAGAATGGTCAAGCTGTGACACGCTACTCGGTGAGGATGGACCATTGTCACATGTACGGTTGTCACGCCTATACTATTTTAAAATTTTATTGTTTATATTATAAGAATGTCTTGCGCGGTCGATAGTGATTCTATTTTTCCCCTCCCCCGGGTTGAAAATATGGGAACCAATTGAATACAATATTGTATACAACTTTGTATCCAGAATTGTATACGTTTATGTATTCGTATACATATTCATATGCATATTCCTAAATAGTAATATAGTTATATGGTTATTCATTCATCTACTAAGTTTATAGTATATTGGATCAATACTAAGAAATCTTAGTGGGGATAAACTGACGTTTGCACTTGTCGGAAGTTGCGCGCCGATTATCTTTATTCTCGTAGTCTATCGTTGTTCAACCCACTGCCCGAGGTTATCTATATGGCCACGTCGAAAAAGTCTCGTCGCGAAAAGATTTCCGAATATCTTGTCGCATTCTCCACGGTCTCAGCATCGACATCCAATATCGAAAAAATGCTGAAGTTGACCGAAAATCCCGAGCTGAAAAAGTATATTCAGGATCAAGAAGCGGCCCGCGTGAAGTTCAATCAGGAAAAAATCGACTACCTAAAGAAGCAAATTTTCTATCAGGCAGCGAAGATTGCCGATGAAATGGACGCAGAAAAGTTTGCCCGCTTCGCGAAGTTGGTGAGCGAGAATATCTAAAAAATCGCTCAGAGTAGAAAAAAATTGAGAATCTCCCCAGAGTATCGGGGAGAATTTCTCAATTTCTGAAAGTATATCGCTCGCTGTCTACATATCAACATTTATTGCGGGGG